TTCATGATCGCCATGGCTTGCAAGACCGATTGAGTCTGCGGATCCTGGGTGATCGCCAACATACCAGTCAGACCTCGGACGATAGCGGCCCGTTGACTTGTGAACGAAGGACCAACAGAAGATACGACGTCCAGTCGAGCGCGACTCAAATCATTTTCGGAAACGATTTCACCGGTCGCGGGGTCGATAGCCGGCTTCATCAATTCAACTGATGACAACTCGCCCTGATCGCCCAAACCCTTCATCTTACGCCCAGACTCGACGTAAATGTCTTGAGCCATGCTTAGCCAGATTTCACCTTCGCGCTGCGACGCCTTCGAAAAATTCGAAATGTACAAGAACGACTGCATGTCGAGCCGTTGTTGTACCATCTCGACGGCTCGACCGCTAACATTACTGACGATGCGGTCACCCTGCTCTTGATTACCCAGCATGTCTTTCAAGTCTTGCTCGGTGACCTGCAAAAGCCCTGCAAGAGCAGGTGGGATCTGAGCTGACTTGGTGTACGCGACCGGTCCGCCTGCCTGCATATTGCCATCTGGTCCCATAACAGGATTGACTAGCAGGTAAGGGTAATTTTCCAAGTTATCCTTGGACCACATGACTTGGTGGCCGGCGATCTGTTCCGGTGTGAAGATCGGCTTTTCAACACTCGAAAGAGCCGCGATTTCACCGAGCTTGCTGCGTTGCATGTTACCCAAACGTTGGGCGTCTTTTGCCATGCGGACATGGCCCATGCAGCGTTCAACATTGTCGATGAACCATCGCTTGCCGTAGACCGGAATCACCGGAATACAAGAACCGGCTATATAGCCAACGTCCTCGAGAATTCGGCTGGCCGACATGATATAGAGACGAACGCGCTTCCGTTTGATCGTGCGGCGTCGAGTCTCCCGTGCACCGATCGCTTCCAGCTTTTCCGTTTCGTCGTCAGACAATTCCGATTGTTTGTATTTTTGCTCGGTCCCGTCGACCATCTCGAAAGTGATTACCGTATCCGTGACCATCTCGACACGGTAATATCGAGCCACGTACACGACGTCTGGCGTGCACCAGTCGAACTCGTATTGGTAAATTTCCTTCGGCCACGTGGCCGGATCGTCGTTGTATTTTTCTCTATACGCGTCGCGGGTCATGCTCGTCAATACGAAGCACCGCGTCGCGTCAGCTTTGTCTTGCCTCTTGGCTTCTAAATCGAAGAACACCGACGAGTCGGCGTCGTAAATAGGTTCGATTCGAATGCGTTGGTATTCGTTCTCGGGATCTTCTTCATCTTCGTAGACCGGTCGAAGTTCCCAGGCACCGAACCCACCACCAACTGCCTCTTCGAACGCATTGTCGTACGCTTCTTGAGCGCTGCTGTCTTGCTGGTCGGCTCGGTACAGCCTATTGCATGTGTCGGCCAACGAGTCGTCTTCCGCACCGTCCTTGCTGATGAAATTGACGGCGATGCGGTTGTTACGATATTCATTGAAGATACGTTGTACCGACAACGCGATCTTGTTGACCTCGAATCGCGGCTTGTTCGCGAATTGATCACCTAATGGGCCTTCCCATTGGGCGCCAGCGATCGAATAGAATCTACGGTCTTGTAGACATTGCAGCCGCTCGTCTTTCATAGCGGACTGGATGTTGTCGAACTCTCGCAGCGCTTCTTGTACGATGCGGCTGTGGCGTTCGGTCTGAGAAATGCGTGGCATGATGTGTCCTTATCGCCAATGATTAACAGTAGGCAACACGATTATTGAACTACTTTGTCCTGGCTTCAGCGGTGATACGATCGCCGGGAATAGTTCGGTGATACCCCAAATCAGTGCGTCGGCACGGTTCGGTGAACGGTCGCCAGTATAGCCGTTTGTCGTGAATCCCGACAATTCCTCTTCGAGTTCACGCAAATACCCAACATGTCGCACCTTACCTTGTTCATAGAGTGCCGACACGGGTTCTGCTCGTACGACTTTTCCACGAGTGGCTGTGACTTGTTTGTATGCGACTCGGGCATGGCGTGCGTTGGCAGCTGCTCTGACGACGTACGATACCATCGCGCCGCCGTAATTACCTTCGCCGACGCATATATCTGCTTCGTGGCGAATGTACGCGTCAACGACAACCCGTCCCCAGGTCGCTGGGCCGGCTTTTACCGTCAAGTCTTCGAGCACATATGCGTTACCGTCTGTTCCGAGACCGACCACCATTATACCGATCGCGTCCGATTCACTTCCGGCGTCGTCCCCGGATCCCGAAGGATCAACTGCGACCACGACCCGTACTAGATCCGGTATGTCGCCGTTCAGCACTCGCCACGTTTCGATCAGTTGGTCGTTGAACAGCGCATTTGGTGTGCCGTCAGTAAACTCACCCCGCAAGAATCGCTTTTGCAGGCGCGGACTGAGGCTTCGCAGAGTGTCGATATATGTGCTACTCAGGTTCTCGAGGTTGTCCTCAGGATTGATCTGAAACGACACATATTTGTCGGGGTCCGGAAGTGGTTTTTTCGTTTCCGGGTCGACTTTTTGAATGAACATTCGATATGTCCAATGGATCTTGTCCGTCGGGTTCATATCATAGAACGCCCGTGGCGTCAGGTATTCGTTGGGGGCGATTTCTGCCTTTTGTGCCAGTCGGGTGATCGCGATCGCTTGCGAATTGAACGGGATTTGACTGCACTCATTGAAATAGATCGTCGCGTACTCTTGCCCCAGAATCTTTTCCGTGCGCTCTTTGTCATCAAGACCGCCAAACCATAATTCTGACTCGTTCGGTAAAGTCACGAACCAGTCGGTTTTGTTCAGCGTATACTCGACGCCTGGGAAACACAACTCCATCACTTTCGGAAATGTATCCAGGATGATGGATGCTTTGATATGATTGAAACGGTATCGCAGAATCGCGTGGCGCGAACGCCGCGCCTTCATGGCTCTGAGTATGGTGTTCCGTACGTGAAGAAACGTCTTGCCACTTCGACTACCACCGAACAACATACCGTGCGTGGCTGCACCTGCCAAGATAGCATGCGCTTCTTCTTGCCGACCCGTGAGTTTGAATTCCGCCATCAGATACTGACGTCGTATTTGCTGACCATATTCACCTGGACCAACGTTTGTCCGGTGTTTTGTGGCTTCTGTTGATAAAGACCCGTTGCTTCACCGCGTGTACGTTCCGCCTGCAACGCTACCTTCAACTGACCTTGGAGTTTCGCCATGTCTCGTATGGTCGCCAATTCCATTAAGTGCGTGCCGAGACTGAACAGTGTCGTGTCTTCGACAGCCGTCGATAACTCACGAATGCGAGCTTGAATATTGGGTCGTGCGAGAAGTTCCTTGCCCTTGCTGCCGGGATACCTCGCCTCTTCACCGAACGCCATCCGGTAAGCAGCGGCCACGTTACCGGAACATTCCACCATCGCCAGACAAAAAGAATCTTCATCGATGGACAATGGCACCAATGGTAATTCATCGTGTTCAGCGACCGTCAAAGTCATTGACGGCACGGCTGGCTGGTCTACTAATTCGACGATACTTTCACTCATTCTCGTAGTATACCACAGAAAACCAGTGTCGTGGAATGTGCATCGCGGACCGAGTATGACAAGGCATATTCTAGATATTTTCTAGTTCGGAAGAAACCTACGTTAACGTCGGCTCCGGCTAGTCGGTTCGCGGGTGGATCTCCGGGGGGTATACCTTCACTTCGACCAGCGCTCGCCGGCCGCGAAGCGAAGCCCGCGAAGCGAAGCCCGCGAAGCGAAGCCCGCGAAGCGAAGCCCGCGAAGCGAAGCCCGGGGGCTTAGGTCAGGTCAACTCCGAGGTCGCTGAGCGCTTGTTCGATTCGGTCGGCGAGGTCGGTCGGCAGACCGTCGACGAGGCTAAGGGTGGTGGCGCAGTCAGCGAAGCGAAGCGAACGAGCCTGCTGCGAAGCGTGCAGTACGAGGTCACGCTGGGCGCCGAGGGTCGCGAGCTTCGCTTGCGTCAGAGCAGCGAGGAGACGGGTAAGGGGGTTGCGGCTGTTGTTCACTTCGTTACTCCTAAGGGGCTAAGGGGTCTGGTCGTCTTGAGCCAGTAACTGGAGTATACCACAACGAAACGAAGCACGCAAGAGCCAAGCGAACCACCCTACAAACTATAGGGTCAAAGACCGGGGGGGCTTGACGGCTGGCTACGGCTGTGCTAAACATGCTCGAGGCTTCACTATCGAAGTACGCGTTACGATAGTTTCCGTCTATCGAGGGGGGGGATACCCCCCCCCACTCCACCCCACTCCATATCTCGAGACCTACTCCGCCGTCCACGTGGTGTCCAGACCTCCCCCCATACCCCTCCGCCACTACCCTACGACCCCACATATGTCTAGAGAGGTGGAGTGGGGTGGAGTGGGTATATGTCTCCGGCGGGGAGACCCCACTCCTGCCGACTGGAGCCCTCCCTAGAGTGGGGGTCTGGAGTATCCCCCTTCCAGCGGGTATGTTGTCTTAGTGCAAGGGGCTCCTCGATCTGGCACGTTTCTTGCTAGTATACCCCCCCACTCCACCTCCAGATCCCC